CACAACCATATTTGCCACACGGATGCATCCCCTCTGGATAATTTTCAGGATTAGGATCAGTCCCCACATAATGTATATGGCGATCATCGGAAACAGACATAGCCCCCAAAATACGACCACCCCAACCGCAGGAGGGATCGTAAATAACCACTCGATCTTGTTCTTTACAGTGTTCCGTAAATCGCTCATACAAATATTTAGCAGTTAGAGGTGGGAAGTTTACAGCAACTTGAATATACCCAATACGGAAAGAAGCAAAACCGGCTGGAAATACTCGTTCGCCTTTCTTGTAAATCCGTATAGAATATACTTTATTGTCCTGTAGGTTCTCTGAATCAAATGTGGAATAATGTCTGTATGACATCTTTGGCTTCCACATGACAAATTGATCTTTAGTAATCTGTAGAATATCACTCTGTTGAATCTGAAAATACCCAGTATTCAGTCCATCACGGATCTCTACTTCTTCCAGCATGAAGTCATATCCTTCAAAGATAGAAGGACTTCCGAAGAATGCTTCTAACCATTCTTCACCAGAATCAACATCAACGATTGCATACTTTGTATTATGCTTTATGGCAGACAGAGCATGTCGATAAAATGAATCACGACGAAGATGACGCATGGCACCGCGAACAACACGATCTTGGAATTTGTCATCTGAGAATAAGTCATAAACAGAATAACCATTATCCTTTTCTGTGTAATTGATACGAGTCTTCATCATGTTGGAGAACCACTGATCTGCTTCTCCACCAATTCTAGCCTTATTAATAATTACATCATCAACAGTTCCATCTGTGTTTAGATCATCAGTATGAGTAAACTGAGAAACTGGATATGTTGTCATCTTATTGAATTGATCAACAATATCTGTTTCATTCTTTCCTGTGCGTGGAGGGCAACCATAAGTGTCCCACGAATACAGAATCTCTCCACGCATCTCCTTTACCCACTCCTTAAAATCATCAGGAGTCATTGCAAGAAGATCCTCAAAAAGTACATTGACTTTTGAGTTGATCATATAATCGTTTCGTTCGTAAAATCCGTAGTTATTCATGCTCCCACATTCCAAAATAAAACTGTTTTGTTTTGACTGGCATACTTCTTTATAAATTCCCAAGCCTTTGCATCATAGGTTGGTGCTGATGGAAATGGGGGAAGAACTGTTGTTGGTTTGTTGAATGGTATTTCGCATTCATAAATCTTTGCTCTTCCGTAGTTTCCCTTATGTCCAACTGTAACAACATTGAAGTTTGTTTCTGGCCATGCAAGTTGTAATCCGCGAGTAAGAGTACCGCTAGATCCAACCGTCCAAACTTCATCAGGAATCATACCAATATTATAACGAGCAACTTTAACAATGCAAGCCAAAACATCAGGATGATCTCCACCGATTGGAATCAATACACGATTAGCAGTATCTTCTTTTACATAATCTTTGGCTCGCTTCTCTGTAACACTCAACATTCCATTCGGAACCCAACGCATATCTGCACCAGAAGCAATTGCTTCCTGCTGATATGGATGTAGTTTATTCATGTCTCGTTGAGCCATAAAGATTACAGCCTTCTTACCATGTCGTACGGCTGCTTTTGCAAAACTGATCTGAGCATAACCAGTAGCCGGAGAACTACCATACACAAACTCTTTGTATGGCCATGCTTCAATCATATGATCGATGAATCGCATCTTTGAACCACCACCAAGAAGATCATCGCGCACAACATAAATGCCCTCTTCTTGTGTAATAATAGGAAGAGGATTGGGATCTTCCCAACCCTCAACCATGTTCAAATAGTCATCGGGTGTTGCTAAAATCATGACACATTTAGTTTACTGAAGTTCTTCTTCTTTTCAAGAGTAATAACCGTAGAAAACTTGTCAATCAGGGAGTCGGCTCTGTGTGAGATGACAAAGATGTTTGTCTTTGAATCTAATCCAGTTAGAAGTTTCATGAACTCCTCAGCACCCACGGCATCTAGAGATGAATCAAACACTTCATCTAGGATTAGAAGATTGCAGTTGGCACTATTCTTTACACGGGCAACTTCACGCCAAGCCAACAGAAGAGACAAATCTATCCGCATCTTTTCACCTTCGCTAAAACTCATGTAACTGAAAGTATCACGGTTACGGCTCTTAATTGTTTCATTGAACTCTTCGTCTAGATTGAACTGGGCAAAGAAATCCATAGCAGATAGAAACTTGTTTACTGTCTTATTAATAATTGGCAAATAGTTTTTGATAATCTTGCCCTTGATACCAGAGTCGCGTAGAAGAATAGAGGCAATCTCCATACATCGAATATTTTCCTGAAGAGCCTTACGATCTTCAGTGATCTTGTCAATCTTGGTTTGGATCTTCTCTAGTTCTTTTAATTCAGATTCAATCTCATCACCGCTAACATTTGATTGCTCAAGATCCTTCGTGAGTTCTTTAATGTTCTTTAGAACACCATCATAAGAAGTATTTAATTGAGCAATAGACAACTTAAGATTCCGAATCTCTTCTAAAGTCTTTTCGTGTTCTTCCAGTTGAGTTTCTTCTGAGCCTAATTTAGAAGAGAGTTCAGAAAGAGCCTTAGTATACTCTTCTAACTTGCTATTCTTAGTCTCTACTTGATCTTTCTTAAACTCTTCAGTAATCGCCTGCTTGCATACTGGGCAATTATCATTGTCATGGTAAAACCCAATTTCTTTATTGCAGTTGTCGTGATTTTGTGAAATCTGTGTTTTAAGTTTTTCAAGTGCTTTGATTACCTTTTCTGTCTTTGATTTTGCCAATTGATCAAATGAAATGGAAGCAAGTTTTTCTTCTTGCTTCTTTTTCTTTTCCATCAGATCATCACAGGTTTCATTCAAAGTCTTTAGTTTGTCTTTAATTTTTCCTGTAGATTCACTGCTCTTATTCTTTAGAGACTGAATGAATTTCTTTTTGAGATTCATAGTCTCATTGTTTAAAGACAGATCATTGTCATAAGCAGAAAGGATAGACTTTGCTTGTGTTATTCTTCCTTTGAGAATTGTATTCATACTTGTGAATACATTGATATCAAGAATGTCTTCAATTACAGACCTTCTATCGGCAGCAGGAAGTTGCATGAACGGAACAAAAGAAGAACTACCAAGAATCACAACCTGTGTGAATGACTTGTAATTCATTCGTAGAATCTGTTCTTCAAAATGATCTTGATAATCTTTATTCTTTGCAGATTGATTAATCATGTTTCCATTATGGAAAATCTCAAATACTTTTGGAGCCAAACCACGACGAACAAGATACTTATCCTGTCCAATCTCAAAATCTAATTCAACTAAACAATCCTTCTTATTGATTGTATTTACAAGTTGAGGAATATTGATCTTACGGAATGGTTTGCCGAATAAAGCAAATGTGATTGAATCTAGAAAAGCAAAAGACTTACCGTTACCATTTGTACCAGAAACAAGTGTATTCTTTCGGGTATCAAGATGTATTTCAGTGAAGTTATTACCAAACGATCCAAAGTTCTTAAAACGAATTTTCTTAAATACGATCATACGGAAAGGCTCTCAATATAAAGTTCGTGAATCAACGACTTCAGTTTACCTTTATCTTCAGAAATTTCAAGTTTATCAATCTCTTCATTGATAATACTCATTGTATCTTGCGCCACATCAACCGCATCTTCTGATGTCTCAATCATTTCTTCAACAATGTTTAGATTGATAACACCAGCCTGAACCATACGGTCTACCCACAGATCAAATTTAACAGGATCTGCCTTCTTTGCAACCAGAACCTTTACATAAGAATTCTTATAAGAAGCAAAATCTATGCCCATCGGGTCGGACTTCGAATCATCGTAAACCATAACATGGTAAATGCGATCATAGTTTTGAATAAATTCTAGTTCTCGTGTTTGTGTATCAAGAACATGAAAGCCCTTGTCCAATCTGGCATCAGAGAATGTAATTTGATACTGTGTTCCTAAGTAGTGGACATTCTTCTTTGATGCTTTGCCATGAAAATGTCCAGATAGAACCATCTCATAGCAGGCAAAGATTTTATCTTCCATCCCACCTTCAAAGTTGATTCCCTGAATTACTTCATAACCATTCAGTTCAAAATGCCCACAAATAATTGATGCAGGACAACTCTTAATGAATGTTTGAAATTGCTGTTCATTTTCTTTATTGATCCACGGAACCATAGCAATCTTGAGTCCATCGATCTCAATAACTGTTGGTTCTTCGTATAAGTAAATTGACTTATACTTATCGTGGAACAATTCACGAATACTGTTTACATGGTTTGTATTCTTAAAGAATGTATCGTGATTGCCTAAAATGCAATGAAACTCTACACCATTAGCATCAAACCATTCAACAAATCTCTTTCGAACTTCAGCCAATGTATTGAAGTTTACATACTTACGGCGATCCATTAGATCACCTAAATGCAGAACTTTAGTGATACCGTGTTCCTTGCAGTAAGGAAAGAATTGTTTCTCAAAAAATGACATGAAGTATTCAAGAAACAATGGCGAATCATTACGAGCGCCAAAGTGGGTATCATTAATAATTGCAATTTTCATTTCTTGCGCTTTTTGTTTTTTTTCTTTGGTTCGAACTTGTTTATATCATTTTCTGATATTTGAAAGTGTTCGGTTATGGCTTCTTGAACTGTATCTTTTTCGAAGTAGTTTTCTTTAAACCATCGGTGAAAAGATCCATCATCTAGAAGTTCTGTCATCTTCAGTTTGATGTATGCTTGTTTCTTTTCCTTTTCAATCCGTCTTAAGAATGCATAATAGATGATCTGAGTGAAATAGGAAAATGGATTCTTTGATTTTTCTGGGTCGAAGTTATGGGCATACATCAGGCAGTTTTCTATGCCATCAGATACCATCTCTTCCCTATACGGATAGTTCATAAAATTGGCTTTACGAGATAGATGCTCCGCGATATTCATGAAGCATTCACCGATATAGTTTGTAATGGGAGGACGAGACTCGTCTGACTCTTCTGCATCTTTGCAGAGTTGTTTCCACTCTACCATTTCCTTATAGAAAGCCTTATTGTCAATATAATGATCTTTTTTGACTTCTTCTACTTCCGGTTCTTCTATAACTTCTTCCAATTCTATATCTTCTAGATCGTCGTTTTCTTCTTGTTTCTTTTTCTTTTTAGCCATTGCATTTCCTATGTTGTTGAGAGAAAACTATAAAATCTACAGGAACATCCTCTGGATTCTTTTCTGCTCTCTTTTTTGCTTTTTCATATTCTACATCGGTAAGAAGAAGAGGTGTTACTTCTCCATCAGAATCAACATGCCCAACAAAATAATATGAACTGTTTTCCGTTGGTTTTTTGTTCTTATTCAGTATTTTCTTTTTAGCCATAAGTTATTTCCTATGCGAGTATTATAACACGCCTATGAGAAAATCAAGAAAAATCACTTGATTTCTCTTGACGACTTTATTACACTTTCTGTGTATGGTATGAGAAAGATATTAGTTTCTCTAAGATACTTAATAATACTCTGAGTATTACATATACTCATCAGAGGACGGATCTGGGTTCCAGTCAGTCCATTTATTACCGAAGTCATCTCGATCTTTTTGCTCTCCGGTATATTTTTGATCATTAATTGATTCACGATTATTTTTCTTCTTCTTCTTTGGTTTATCCAAGTTGAAGTGTTTTATCATATCCATAATATCACGAGGGTCAATCATTCCTTCGTTAATCATAAAAGCCAAGGCTTGTGGAGAGAAGACCATACTCATATGGATTACTTCTTCCTTTGCTTTTTTCTTTTTCTTACCTGGCTTAGAATCATTCTTTTTTGGTTCTGTTATGCCATTAAAAATAGTGTCGAACATTTCAGATATCATATCTTCATAATCAGCCGCACTCATGTCTTGCTCAGGCGTAATCTTTGGTTTTATCTGATTAGTAAACTCATCAAGTGGCGTTTTTTCAAACCCACCTTGTCTATCTTTTTCGGAAAGATAGTATGACACAACATCTTGAGTTGGCTCTAAAATAGTAGCAATAAAATCTGATGGAATGGTTGTTTCTGTTTGGTTACCAAATGCTAACCAATTCTTAAGAACAATACCTTCTTTTGGCATACCCATTGGATCAGGAAGCACTATTGATTTAAATACCATAGGCTTAAGAAGAGTCACTTTGTCATTTTCAGAACTAGCAATCTCAGCAATCAGTTCTTCACCACTTCTTAGTTTGATTACTTTATAGATTTGTTCCATTCAGTTCTCCTTGAGTTGAAGCGACACCAACTTATACTTAAACTTCTCTCTAGTATATATTCGGATGCGCTCATCCATATGGTTCAGCGAATGGTTTCGATACTTCTTATGACGCAAGTCATCACCAATATCGTAAACATTCACCGCAGTTTTTGTTTCACTTTTGCGTAGACCTCTTCCAATCGATTGTAACACGCGTACAACAGATTTCGACGGGCTAGCAAATACGACATTGTGAATATTACGAATATTAATACCAGTTGAGCAGGTTCCATAGGAAGCCAAGAGAATAGAGTTGTCATTTTTATCTACTACCTTTCGTATTTCTTCTCGTTGATCCACATCAGTTCCACCGTGAATAAAGTAAATGTCTTTATCCGGTATTTCTTTTTTGAACATGTCATAGAGAGGCTTACCATGCAACTCTACAAAGTTAAATAAAACTAATGTATTACCTTTAAGACTAGAGCAAAGATTCTTTATAAATTTGTTTCGTTTGTTATTGAGAATGATCCACTTTATTTCTTCTTTGTACAGCATTCGTTTTGCTTCTTCAATATCTCGATCAGAGTATTGAAGTAGAATGCAGTCAATAGACAGATTTGATAAGAGGTTCTTTTCAATGAGTGTAGCGGTTGTAGTAACATGTAATACCCTTCCAAATAATCCCTCTACCACTAGTTTGTGTGTATGGGTTCCATCAAGTGTTCCAGTTGTACCAACACGAATTGGACAACTTGTAAGTTTGGACATAAGTGATGATAAAGATTTGGCTTTAAACAAATGACATTCATCACCTACTACCATGTCAAATTGATCAAAGAATTCTTTTGGCATCTTATAGATGCTTTGCCAAGTAGAAATAACCACACGCTTATGCGTATCTTTTTCTTTACCAGATGAGATCGTATAGCAGTGTCTTCCAACAGACCATTTGTTTTCCTTTGAGTAATCCTCAAAGTCGCTGTACATCTGCGATACAAGACCAACAGTTGGAACTACAACTAGAATTTTTTTCTCTGGCTTAATATGATCCAGAAAGAATCGCATCAAGCAATAAATGATTAATGATTTACCACTGCCAGTTGGACATAACAGAAGAGTTCTTTCTTTCTGTATCGCATGTGTAATTGCTTTTATTTGATAATCATGTGCGCTGATTCTTTTACCAGACGCAGTTGGTCGAATGAATTCTTCGACATACTTAGTCACTTGTTCTTCTGTATAGTTTTTATCAGAATGCTGTGGATATTCGATTGTATAGTTTCTATCGTTGGCAAACTTGACTACATAATCCAACAATCCTGCATAGATTGTATGTGTAAACAAATTGAATAACCGAATCTGTCCATCCCAGATTTTGTTCTTATAAGCAGGAGTAAATTGATAATTAGGTACTGCGAAGGTGAAGTATTGGTTCAGTTCTTTGGCAATACTTCTTTCACAATTAACTTTGATATAAACAGAATCTAAGTCTTCAATCACTAAATCCATACCAGTATTTATTTACTGGCCGTTAGTGAATTTTGCCCAATCAATGATAGAACGAATGTTCCATTGACGATTATTGATGATCTTTACCACATTCTCTAGGTAGTTAACTTTTTCGCGTTGATACTCAACCTTGAGTTTCTGCTTAATTACTTGATCATCGGCTTCAATAAAATTATCCATATCATTCTTTAGGATATGGAGATCAAATTGCTCCCAACCATTATCATTCAATTCATCTTGGCTCATTTTACCACTGAAGTACAACCATTTCTTCTTACGAAGAACAGCCAGTTCAGATTCCATACGAGCAAGTGACAACTTCTCTTCCATGAAGAAGAGAAGATACTTATTATGGATTTGGGGAGTACGAGCAGATTCTTTGTCGAGTTGTGTCTCGTCCAAAGAGATATCTTTCTTGACCATTTCTTTAAGATCATCAAAAGTCATAACGAGCAGTATATCTCATATTACGATGAAGTCAAGACTTTGAACTCGTAATATGTGTATTTAAAACTGGCTGTAGCAGTCAATGGAACATTGTCTGTGGCTGTGATTGCAAATGGTATCTCGGATAAAGCAATAGGAAATGCGTTTCTAAATACAACTTCAAATTTGCCTTTATAAGCACTATTGGTTATTCTGAGAGTTATATCAGAGAATCGATCATGATATGCTACTGTATTGGCTGTGCTTGTGTAGTTACCTATGGTGGTTATCCAGTGATAGATTTCTTGCCATGCTCTTAGATCTTCATCTAATGTGAATTTAACATTCAACGGCATAAATGTATAAGCATTTCCTGGCAGTGGAATGGTTGTACTTAAAGTTGTTGGTTGAATCAACTCAGGCATAGAAATAGCAGGGCAAGTAACTTCTTGAGCAAAGAATGAAACAGTAGGCGCTCTACTGATCATTATTTGGAAGTAATTTGTTGTTAGGTAATTGAAATTACTTAACTTACTATCGTCTGGTAAAAATTCTGTATCTGGTTGTGTTGCCATAACTGTATTTATCCAAATAGAAAGGGGGGAGTCTTGCGACTCCCCCCAATCATCTCCCCAGATTAATTACTTAAATCAGAGTCCGAAACCAGTGTTACCATGTAGGTTCTCTACTTGGAAGATACGGTAGTATTGGTTACCACCGAGTGCGTTGATGTCAGTGTTCTCAGCGAATGGATTTGCGACCATACCGTAGCGGGTCTTGAATCCAATTTTTGGCTGGAAGGTGTTCTGATCAACAGCGCGTACCATTTGTAGTGGAACATATGGGCAGTAGAATATACCGGCATCATATGGAGATGTACCGCGGTATCCGACTACGCAGAAGTTAACACCCAACTTGGCATATGGATCAATGTAAACCTTGATCTTGTTGTTAAGGACGCCGACGAAAGTGTTGCCGGTGTCATCAACTTCGAGGTTTGCAGTCATGGCTGGTGCGAGGTTGAGGAAGCCACCCATTGTGAGGGCGCTGGCAACATCGCTTGAGCAGATCATGAAGTTACCCTTACCACGACGAGTTTCCTTGGCGATGGTATTGCATTCACGCTCAATTTGGAACATGAGTCCACGGAAGCGTTCTGCACTCCAACGACCGTCAGAGTCGGTGTTGAGATCGTATCTTCCAGCGTTTGCTAGATCGCCTTGTTGTGCGCCAGCCTTGGAAACGCGGTAGATGGTGGTGATCAACTCACGGTTAATTTCGTTCAATACTTCGGTGCTGAGGATGTTAGCGAGTTCGCTTTCAGCATCGAGTCCGTGAACAGCCTTGAGATCTTGAGCCAACTCAGTGGTGTACTCAGCCTTTAGAGCGCGAGTCTTTGCTTCGACTGCGATGCGCTCAATGCTGAATGCCATTTGACGGAATGGAGTGGTATCACCGAGATTTTCACTAGTACCTGTTAGGAATCCACGGAAGGAATTCATATCGAATGCGCTATCGCGGATACCGAAGGCCAGCCCGGTGCTTGCATCAGCGACACCGCCGCTAGCACCGATTGGGTTGATACCGCCGGTTGCGCTGAATGCTGCACCAGCAGAGGTGTTACCAGAACCACCGAACTTAGCAAATGCTTCTTGGAAGAGTGCTTCGCGGCCGACTCCAACTGAACCAGAAGCAGCCTGTGCTTCGTAACGACTACGCATTGCGAAGATGAGACCGGTTGGTGCAGTCATTGGCTGAACACCAGCGATATCATAAGCAATGAGGTTTGGCATGGAACGACGAACGAGGCTGATTAGGATTGGATCATAACCAGCGAGTGCGGTGT